CTTTCGGTCTGAAGTTTCCAGACAAGCAGACGAAGCGTTTCAACGTAAGAGCGACAAATATTTTGAAACGACCCATCCAGGGCTTAGGAATGGGCGAAACTTTCTCTGGAACACAATGAGATTCCAAGATGGAAACCTGGGCAAGTGTCCTGATTTTGAGAAGCGGTATCACGAAACTTTTAAGGGCTGTCCTGGTTCGCCGGAATGGCTGGACGCAAAGTTTTGTCCGGTTTGTGAGAAGCGCATTTCTGTATGCGGAGGGAATCATGCCGTATAAGAGAGATGGAAATAAAGTCCTCCACTTTAAAGGCGGGAAGTGGAGTGTGAAACAGGTTTGCAAATCAGCTGCTAATGCGGCGGCTGCGATAAGGTTGCTATACGCAAAAGAGAAGAAGGGGTAACGGGTCGCACCCGTTAATAGCGTTTCGGTTCATCTGACCGTATCAGATGTGCAGCCTGTCCCTTTTCGGGCTGACAATCAAGAAAAGGAGAATTAACATGACAGAAGAAGCAAAACAAACAGAGACTAAGGCGGTAGAAACTTCGGAGAAGAAACTTCCTGATGGCAGTATTTCTTTTGATAAAGGGGATGATGCCGAGTCAAAAGAAAACTCGAATAGTATCGGAGGCTTATTTTCGGACGAAGCTCCTCCATCACTTGATGAACTGAGCGGGGTGAAGTCGGAAGAGAAGGCTGAAGAAAAGGCCGAGGAAAGCAAGAAGGAAGAGAAGGCGGTCGAGAAGAAGACTGAAGAAAAAGCTCTTCCTGAAGGTGATAAAAAAGAAGAGAAGGCTGAAGAAAGTAAGGAAGAAAAAGCGGAGGAAAGCAAGAAGATCGAGGTTCCTCCTGGGTATGTCCCTACTTCTGCCCTATTAGAAGAGAGGAAGGCCAGGCGGGAACTTAGGACTGAAGTTGTTTCCCTAAAGCAAGAGGTTGCTAATCTCAAAAAGGCCGCCTCTAAGTCTTCTGAAAAGGCATCCGAGGTTGATGAGGAAAAGGGGGAAGATAGAGTTACGTCTTTTGAAAGGAAGTTGGAAAACTTGATTAAGGAAGACGAAGACGCGGCAGACCCTGATCCTCTTGAGACTCAAACGAAGATGCTTAAACTCCTAAAGGAGTTGCCTTCAATTCTTAAATCAGCCAAACAGAAGCCTGGGAAGAAGGACGCCGAATCTCCCAAAGTGGAAGAAGAAGATGATCTTGTAGTAAAGGATATTGTGGCAGGGGGGCTTGAACTCATGGAAGAACTTGTCCCTGGAATTACGGATACGGAAGGCAACGAGATCAACCAGAAGTTGACTTTGTTTGCTAGGGAGAATGGTATCCCTAGAGGACTGTTGCCGTTGATAACTAATCCTGGCACAGTGATCCTTGGGGCTAAGGGGGAACCCAAACACATGGGGGATGATGCCGCTTACTTAGTCCTGTTTTTGAAGAAAATGTATGACAGGATTGCTTCCCCAACAGTAACCGAAGAAATGGAGAAGCAGATTTTGTCTAAGAACGAATCAAAGTGGAAGGAAGAAATTACGAAGGCTGTCACTACCGAGGTACTTGCCAAGGTGGGCAAGAAGGGCAGTGATTTCAAATCAATTATGGATTTGCCAGGTGAAAGCAAACAGGAGGACGATTCTATCTTTGCCGGTAAGCGATTGAGCGAAAGTGAGTATTTCGGTATGTCGGCAAAGGAAAAAGAAAAATACCTCATGAGCTGACACTTAGGCATGTAGGAGGCAGGGAATATGGGTGCGACTACGTTTGCGTATGATGATGCGTTGACTCAACACAAGTGGGCAGACAGTCTTGCTGTAGAAGCAGCTGTTGCGCAGTACATGTTCAAGTTCATGGGCGAAGGTTTCGATAACATGGTAAGGGTGCTGAAAGACCTTACCAAGACCAAAGGCGATAAAATCACCTACGGCCTTCGCATGAAGTTGGCAGGAGATGGAACTGAAGGGGATACTCAGATCGAAGGGACATTGGCCGAAGAACCCCTCTCTTTCTACAGCGATTACGTTTACGTTGATCAGCGTAGGAAGGGAACGAAGGTCGGCGGCAAAATGTCTGAACAGAGGGTTGCTTACAATCTTCGGAAGGAAAGCCGGGATGCTCTTGTTACCTGGTGGGCTGAAGACCTCGATCAGCAGATGTTCATATATGCTGCCGGTATTCGGGGGATAGACACCGCTCTCCATTTCGGTCTCAGCTGGACGGGAAGGGCGTCAAATACCCTTACTGATTGCGATACTTCGCATCTCCTTTTCGCCGGTGACGCCACATCAGCAGGCGCGATTGATGAGGCCGACATTATGGATTTGGTCGCTATAGAGAAGTGTATTTCCAAGGCAGAAACGAGCGACCCGATGATTCAGCCTTTCAATGTCGGCGGGGAGAATAAGCACATTATGCTGATGCACACATGGCAACAGCATCAGATGAGGGTGAATACCTCTACCGGGGATTGGCAGGACATTACGAAGTTCGCTGGAGAGCGTGGAAAGGGGAACAAACTTTACCAGAACGCTCTTGGCGAGTATGCAAACGTCATCCTGCACAAACATCGGTACATTCCGAGACAGGAGACCTATGGCGATAGTGATAACCTTCCCGGCGCAAGAGCCCTGTTCCTTGGCGCACAGGCCCTGACTGTCGCATGGGCTGGAACCGGAGCCCCTTCGGGAGTTGGCGGAGCTGGTCGTTTTGGCTGGAATGAAGAGACCGATGACCGAGGGAATCAGATCGCTATAACCACAAATTCCATTTACGGAATCAAGGCAACTATCTTTAACTCCAAGCGTTTTGGAATGTTCGGATTTGATACCTATTGCAAAGACCCGAACTCGTAATCGTTACATAGGGCTATGAATATTCATAGCCCTACTTATTAACTTTTGTTATGGTGGAGGTTTGATATGACCGTTAGATCCGAACAGGTAATATCTGGTATTGCCCCTGATAGGGCAAATGGGCAGGTTCAATGCGCTTGGGGACATTTTACCTACGCAGATGACGGGGCGGTGGCGGCTGCCGAAGTTATGCAAATGGTACAGATTCCCAAGAATGCTAGGATTATTGATATACTTATTTCGTGGTCGGCTCTCGCTATTACTATCGGGGTAGGTGATGGCAATGACACAACCGGCTGGTATAGCGCTCTTGATCTTACCAATGCAGGCCAAATGAGCCTTTTCGGTGGTGTTGCAAATGGTGCCGAAATTGATGAAGGCCCGAACAATTATCAGCCTGGCAAAGTATATTCCAGTGCGGCTGATACCATTGATGTCATTCCGTCTGGCGCCATTGGGGCGACATTTACCCTTGATGTGTGCGTGATGTATGATGTTCGTGGGGGATTCTCTGATTATTAATCCTTAATAATTTTCATCGGCATATAAACGGGGGGTGGGCTTAGCCCACCCCATACTATGACGGAGGATGTATGGCATCAGAAAAAAAGGAAAGCATTCAAGTAAAGGCTCTGAGATACATTGGCCCGAAAGATTCAAAGCAAGTTTCATGGATTGATGGCAGACCAATCTTTAACAAGGTAAATAACTTTACGGTGGAACTCCCTATTCAGGAAGCGGCTAAGGCGGCAGCTCGTTGCCCTAGCATTTTTGTTGTTGTCAATGGCGTTGACGCCCCTTGGGATGTCAAGAAGGTGAAGTCGCACAATGTGCCTATCAAACCTTCCCCTCTCGTTGCGGAAGCCTTGAAAGAGAATCTGAAGAGGAAGATGGAGCGGAAGAAATTTGTTCAGAAGGCTATAGAGGAACAGAAGAGCAAACAACTCTATGGCAGGAATGACGGGATGCCGTTCCCAACTGAGATTGTGGCGAAGTCTCAAATTCCGAGGCTTGCTAAGGCACGCAAACTTGACCCTGATACCTTAGAAGTCGTAAGCACAGTCGAGGGCTTCTGGATTTCTGAGAAGGATGGTGGTAGCGATACAGGGATAACAGAAGCGAGTATGGAAGAGGGGGCAGAATTTACTGACGCAATGGAGGGATAGATGGACGGCCAACTCTTCTTGGATTATGTTGACCTTCTCCTAAAACAAGAGAAGGCCCAAATGGGGGCGGTATCATCTGATGCCACTATTAAAAACGATTATCAGGCTTATGAATTAGGGGATATTGGGGCGTGTGAATTCGCAAAGCAAACTTTGCTTCTGCGAAATGAAGAAAGCATAACTTCCGTGGATGGGCAAAGAGATTATGAATGCCCCCCTGATTTTATTCGGATTGCTAGGAAGGCAAGGGATGGCAGAACGGATGTCTTGCTTTATACCCAATCAGGGGAAACGCAAGGCGAGAAGATATATCGTGAGCCCTATGATGGTTTTTGGGATTACGATACTGCCGAAGAAGAAGAGATTCCTAGCGGATTTGACATCGTTGAAAACCCCATATCCCCTTTAGAGATTACTGGCGCTGCTGATGCGGATGGTACTCTTTCCAATGGGGAGAGCAATCTAACTGATTTGTCTGCCACTTTTACTGGCGGCAGTGATCTTGTGTATCCGCGCTATAGGGTTAGGAATACGACAAATGGGAAAGACCATAGGGGAATCGTTCTTGATAGGACAAGTGATACTATCCTGAAGACAGCGATATTTCAGGATACGGTAGCGCAAGCGTGGGCTAATGGGGATACATTCGCCATTCAGTCTTCAGCAAAGTTTAAACTTCGGTTCAAGTATGCAACTTCTACAAGCGGCGATACCATCAAGTTAGACTATTTCTGTTTTCCCCCACCTGTGTTTAGCCCTATAGGGATGTGGGGGTTCCCCGACCCTTCCCATGTAATGGCTATTGCCATTTACGCTGTTTGGTGGATGAAGGTTAGAAATGTCCAGGCTCAACAAGGGGATGTCAACACTGCGGCATTAACTTCTGATCGCCTTTATCTTATCTTTGATGATTTCGTCAATAAGGCGATCGCTGGCAAAAGGTCAAGGATGGATGCCCCTATTCCTAGCCCATTAATGGAGGTTTTATGAAAGTCCTTCGTCAGTTTTGTATAAGCATTGTTATCCTCTTTTGGTGCGTAGGGATATGTCTCGCAGGTTCCACGACCTCTTCAGGGTTATCTGCCCAAATCTTTATTGATAGGGTTAGGGCAGACCTTAATGCTGATGTCAGTGAAGATTCGTTTTATAATGACAGCGATTTCGTTCAGTGGATTAACGAAGCTTGTCAAACTATCGCTTCCTTGACTGGCTGCATGGAAGAGACTGAAGAGATCACGTTAGTCACTGGTGCTATGTCTTATGCTGTCTCCACTACACATTATGACATTAATCATGTCATATATGATTCAGGGGTAACTGACAGCCCTACTCGGAATTATTTTCTGGCGAGGTTTGTTCCAGGGATAAATGTTCCTGTTCAAGAGCCAAGACCAAAGTTGTGGTGGGAATGGCAAAATAAGATTTTCGTTTTTCCTACACCTAACAGTGCTATATCAGGGACGACACTGATTGCTTCCCTGATAGGTACGCATCCGGCTGTGTCAACAGCATCTTCGCTTGTAACTATCCCTGCTTATCTCGATACAGCTATTATTTATTACGTTAAGGCGAAGGCGTATTTCAGGGAAAGGTCGGAAGAGAAGGCGACATATTACCTCAAACTGTTCAACAATCTTATGGCTGAGAACAAGAGGATTATACTCCATCGGGATTTGAGCCCAACGGTTTCAACAGAGGGGGCTAAGTGATGAAGATCAAAGCGTTACTTTTTGCATTAATTGTTTTCTTTAGTGCGTCTGTTGCAATAGCAGACGACACTAGACGAGTATGGTATGCCACCAGTTTGACTGGTGGAGGCGTCGGCGCTCTTGATGTTGTTGTGTCAGGGGTAAGTATGGGGCCGTATGATACTGCGATTACAATGTCAGGGGCTTCCATATATATCCATCGTGTCACTTTGAATGGGGGTACGGAAAGCTCTCCATACCTGATTACTCCTGATGATGTCGGGGCTGCGGTAAGTCGATGGGAGTTGGCTACGATTTTTGCGAGTGGGTTTCAACTTGCCCCTATGAGTATTGCCCCGACTAGGGATGGGCAAATAGCTTACCATTCCCCCTCTAAGTCTTTAGCTATTGGCGATGGTACCAATACTCGATCTATAGAATCAACTTATGGCGTTGATATAACGATCCTAAGCCCTGGAAGCCAGACGGCAAAGAACAGTATGCCTTTGTTTACAAATGGGGGCACAACCCTTTATATTACAGGGGCTACAATCTTTGCATCTGAATCAGGAGTTACCATTGAGGGAATAGTGTCTAGTGTGTCCGAATATAACACGCAATATGGATCAGGGTCAACGATATTCAATTATTTGAGTATTGACACGACCGGGACAGGGACATACTATAAAACCTTCTTGGCAGGAACGACAACAATTCCGCCAAGGCGTACTGTTCTTATGGACTTCGGGATAAAAACGCCTAGTTGGATACATCTTATTTTTGAGGGCTATCTGGAGGGGAATAAGAAATGAGAAAGCTTCTCTTTCCCTTAATAGCGAGTATTTTTTTATTGGTAGGAGTTGCCAATACTGCCACCCATATTTTTATAAGTGGCGGGGGAGGCGCAGGCGGTATTAACACATCCTTAG